ACCAGACCTTCAGCCAAATGGCGCTCAGCCCAAAGAACGTGGCAGCCTATACCGAACTCAGCCGTCAGCTGATGATGCAGTCTTCGCCTTCCGCTGAAATGATCGTGATGAACGATCTGGCGGCGGTGGTGGCGCTGGCGGTGGATAGCGCCGCGATCCAGGGCACGGGCCTGACCGGCCAGCCGACCGGCATTATCAGCACGTCTGGCATCGGTTCCGTCACTGGTACCACGCTGGCCTATTCCGGCATTCTGGAATTCCAGACGGATGTGATGGCGGCCAATGCGCTGACCAATCCGGCAACTTCCGGTTACGTGGCCACCCCGGCGGCGGCGGCGCTATTGGCAACGCGGCAGCGCTTCGCCAGCACGGATACGCCGCTTTGGGAAGGCGGGCTGATGGATGGCCGCGTGGCGGGTTTCACCGCCATGTCTTCCACCCAAATGCCGGCCAGCCGCCTGCTGTTCGGTGACTGGTCGCAATTGGTCATTGCCGAATGGGGCGCGCTGGAATTGGATGTGAACCCCTACGCCAATTTCCCGGCCGGGATCACGGGCGTGCGGGCCTTCTACACGGTTGATGTTGGTGTGCGCTACGCCGCCAGCTTCAGCTACAGCACGGCCATCACCTGATGCCGCGCGTGAAAGACGCGCCGGCGCTGGTGGCGGGGGCAGAAGCCCCCGCCGCCGATGCCCCGGTGCAAGACAACGGCATGCGGCTGCGCGTGCTTCGTCAGTTCCTTATCGCGGGCGAAGTGCAGGAAGTGGGCAGCATTCTTGTGCTGCCCCGCCCCTTGGCGCGCGAATTGATCGGCGCTGCCAAGGCCGAAATCGCGGTGGATGAACCGCTGGAAGAGTGATGCCGTGACCGCCTGGGATGATGCCTTCGCCACAATCCTGTCTGATCCAGATTTGGCGGAGGCCGCTTCCTATTGCGCGCAGGGGCAGGGCCCGGCCTTGGCCCTGCGCGTGGCGCGTGATGCGCCAGACGCGACGGAACAAGCCTTCGGCGCCAGCATAGTACAGGCGACTGACGTACTTTCCGTGGCCGTGGCTGATCTGCCGGCCATTGCCATCGGTGATGTCTTCATCTTGGCGGATGGGGCGGAATTGACTGTGGTTTCCCAGCCCATGCGCGATGTCACGCAAACCGTTTGGCAGGTGATGTGCCGCCGATGAAGTTTGTGGCGCAGGTCAAGGGCAACATCGCGGAATACATGAAGCTGGAAGCTGAAGGCGGCGCGCGCGCTGCTTCCCGCGTGATGGGTGAAGAAACGCGCAGGCTGCAGCTTGATTTACGCAGTCAGATCAGCGCCGCTTTCGGCCCCAAAGGGCGCGGCCTTGGCAATGCCTGGCGCGCCCGCACCTTCCCGCGCAGGCCAAGCTTGGGCGCGGCGGGGCTGGTTTGGTCCAAGGTGCCGGCCATTGTGGATGCCTTCGAAAAAGGCGCGATGATTCGGCCCAAGGGTGGGAAGAAGTTTCTGGCAATCCCCACTGGCTTCAATGCGGATCGCGGGCGCCGTGGCCGGGCGAATGGCGGCATGCGCGTGACGCCCGCGCAAATGGTGGCCAGCAAGCAGGCCTTCATGCGGCCTTTCAAATCCGGCAAGGGTTTTGTCTGGTGCCTGCCTTTGAAGCGTGGCGAGAATACCGGAAAGCAGCGCCGCACGCGGCTGATGGCGGGTGGTGTGGCGGAAGTCGGCACTGGCAACCGCAAGGGCCGTGAAGCCTGGGCGCGCGGCCTGCTGGCGCAAGGCATGGTCCCCATGTTCCTGCTTCTGCCCGCCGTGAAACTGCCCAAGCGCCTGGACATCCGCAAGCCCGCCGAACAAGCCGCTGCGCGCATCCCGGGCCGCTTTGTCGCCGAATGGGATAAGGAGGTCCGCGCAAATGTCCGCACGTGAAACGGCCATCGCCGCGCTGGTGGCGCAGATTACCGCATCCGCCGCCGCCCGGCCCGCGCCCAAACCTGTTGTGTTGCGCAATGAACCCTACCCGCAAAGCCTGCCCGCTGGCGGCCTGGTGGTAGTGCGGGACGGGGAAGTGGTGACTTCTGAAGCCATCATGTCACCGCTGCGCTATCACATCGAACATGCCGCCGAAGTTGAAGTGGTGGTGGCCGGCAATACCGCCGCCGCCCGCGCTGCTGCGATTGATGCGCTGCTGGTGGCGTTGTCCGCTGGTGTGTCCGCCAACCGCACGCTTGGCGGCGCGGTGGAATATGCTGAGGTCGGCACCGCCGATCTGGAAGATATTGAATTTGAAGGCGCCGCCGCGCTGCGTGCCGCGCGCTTCATTGTGACCCTGCAATTCACCGCGGCTGAAACGCCGCTTTCCTGACCGGAAGGATTCTGCCATGCCGCGTGCGATTGGCGCCAATGGGCGCATTCACATGATCAAGGAAGCCACCTATGGCACCGCGCCAGGTGGCAACTGGCTGCGCATGCCCTTTCAGAGTATTGATTTGGGGGCGGAACAGCCGCTGATCCAGTCTGACATCATTGGGGTGGGGAATAACCGCGATTCCGCCGCGCCCTTTCAAGACATTGTCACGGTGCAGGGCAATGCCGTGGTGCCGATTGACGTGATCAATTTCGGCCATTGGCTGCGCCTGCTGTTCGGCGCGCCGGTCACCACGGGCAGTAGCCCGAACTTCATTCACACTTTTGGTTCCGGTGCGGCCACGCTGCCATCCCAATCCATCGAAATCGCGCATCCTGATGTGCCTTCCTTCGAAGTTTGCACGGGCGTCCGCGCGAATACCCTGGACGTTGATCTCGGCCCTACGGGGCCCGTGCTGGCGACTATCGGCCTGATGGCACAGGGCAGCAGCCGCGCGGTAAGCACCGCCGCCGGTGTGCCAACCAGCGCGGCCTATACGCGCTTCAGCAAACATCAGGGCAGCATCAGCCGGGGTGGTTCGGCCTTAGCGCAGGTGACTGGCGCGCGCCTGAATTTCAGCAATAACATGGAAATGGTGCGCACCATTCGCGCTGATCGCCGCGTGGAAGGGATTGACCCGGGTGTTTCGCTGATAACCGGCCAAATGACCACGCGCTTCGAAAATACCACGCTGCTGACGCAGGCGGAAACCGGCGCCAGCGCTGAATTTGTGTTCGCCTATACGATTGATGCGAATACCAGTCTGACCTTCACGGTGCATGAGGTATATCTGTCCTCCGCGAAGACGCCGATCACCGGTCCGACAGGTGTGGAAGCCACGTTTGACTTCCGCGCGGCCTTCAATGCCACGGCCACCCGCGCGATGACGGTGGTGCTGCGCAATAGCCAGGCCGCAAGTGTCTATGCTTAAGCTTGACCTGCCTATCGAGCCTTTCTGGGCCGATCTGCCGCATGGTGTGCGGGTGCGGATCAAGCCCGTCACTACGGCCATTGTTTCCGCCGCACAGCACCGCGCCGCGCGGCTGGGGCGGGAAGCGGCAGAAGCCGCCGGCGGTGAATTGGATCTCGACATCAGCCGGGGCCTGGCCTTTGTGTTGATGGCGAAGGCCTTGGCGCGCTTCGCCATTGAAGCCTGGGAAGGTGTGGTGGGGCCTGATGATGCGCCGCTGCCCCTGACCGGCGATGCGGCGGAACGGCTGATGGATATTGAAGCCATGGCCAGCGCCTTTTGGGATGCAGCGCTGCGCCCGATCCAGGTAGTGAGCGCCGAGGGAAACGGCTAAGGGCTCGCGCCGAATGGCACTTCGGCGCCGGTCCTGCATACTGCAAAGGCTGCGCCGCACTTGAAAAAAGCTGCGGCGATAAGTGCCCCTATGAAGCAAATTCGCCAGAATCGGCGGAAGGCTTCACCGCCTGGCATGCCGCCATGGGCTGCGTCCAGGCTGATATGAACGGGCTTTCTTTGGATATCTCTGCCGCCTTGGCGTTGATGCGCGAAGGCGGTGTTTCAGGTTGGCCGGCAGCGCAGATGCTGGTCGCGATCCGCACCGGCATGGCGCAGGCCAGCAATGAGAAGGAGGCAACTGATGGCGCAAGCGCAGCATAGGGTTGCTATTCGCACGTCCTTGGATGGTGCTGTCGAAGTCAAGCAGGGCCTGCGAGAGATTGGCGAGGCTGGCAACCGCGAAATGGGCAAGCTGGCCCAGGGCGCGCAAGTGGCGCAGCGGGCGTTTTCCCTGCTTGGGCCGGTGCTGGCGGGAATCTCCGTGGGCGCGCTGGCGGCCTTCACGAAGAATGCCATTGATGCGGTTGGTGGTCTTGGTGAATTAGCGGACCAGCTTGGCGTTTCCACGGATGCGCTGCAGGCGTTGAGCCTTGCTTCCACGCAAGCTGGCATCAGCGGTGAAGAATTGCAGCGCGGCCTGGCTGCACTCACGCGCAAGATTGCCGATGCGGCGGCGGGTGAACAAACGGCGGAACAAGCCTTTGCGCGCCTGGGCATTGCTTTCCGGAATGCTGATGGAACAGGGCGCGCCACTGAAGCTGTCTTTACGGATTTGGCTGATGCAATCAGGAACGTGGAAGACCCAGCGCAAAGGGCTTCGATTGCCACCACCTTCTTCACCGATCGGCTTGGCCAAAAGCTGATCCCATTGTTGTCGGAAGGCCGCGAAGGCTTGGTGGCGATG